TCTAATGGTAACACCAATGGAAATCTATCATATAAGGGTAAAGTTTTTTTATACTTTGGATCATAAAAGAACATATTTAATCTACCAATACTTGGTCGTGCTGTAAGTTTTCCGTCATTCATCAACTTACGTGCTGTTGCTCTATCAGTCATATCACTCAATTGTTTTCTGTACCAATTAACAGACTTCAATTGATTATTCTGATTAACAACTATGTCTTTAAATATTCCAACTGCCATTTGTTACTATTTATAGTAGATTAATAAGCGTTTAGATGTTTTTCAGTCATAATAACAAACTTACAACCTTTGTCTTCACACCATTTTTCTGCTGCTGAAAACTTTGATTTATTGCGTACGTAATCAAATGCTTCGTTTAAATATCTTTGTGATTGACGTTTAGGAATTGATGGTGGAGATAATTTTCTATGAGGTTTAATTTCAACAACAAACTTTTCACCCTTTACAGTTTTTAAAATGAAGTCGGGAAAGTATCTATGATATTTTTTATCTGCTGGATTATAATAAGGTATAATAATCTCTTCACTACCCCAATATTGTATGTTAGGATTACGGTCGCAATATTGCATAAAGCGACGTTCTAATAATGAACGATAAATTATATTATCTACATTACCTACGTATTTTGATTTGTTTTGTGGAGTAAATCTACCTTTATAAGATTGTTTCATAATTTAGTACAAGTGCTATATAGTTTAATGTTTCTCTACAGGTATTTATCTTTCTTATTTTATTAACACTTCTAAATTACATATAAATATTGATATGTTAAGAAGAGTAGCAAGTCATTTATCAGGTTTAGCAAGTTCCTCACTAGGTTCAATTTCAGGCAAGATTGCTGGATTGACAGGTGGGTTCGGTGGTGGAATTGCCGCCGCTAAAGCACAAGCAGCAAACTTATTAAACAAATCACCATTAGAAGTAAAAGATGTATCATCAACTGGCGTATTAACAGAAAATCCATTTAACTATGGTACTGCTGTTTATCCTACTGGTACAGGTCTTATTGGTGAAGGACATTATATGATGTTTTATATTGTTGAAAATGACGTACAAAAATTTAAGAACGCAAGTAAGATAAGTGCTAGTTTTTCACTTGCTGATGAAGCAAACAAAGTTTTAAACATTGGTGATGTAGATTTATCTGTAGGTCAAATTAACAAACAAACAATTTTTAATAAGATTAAATCAGGTGGTACAATTGATAAAACAATTTTAAGAGGTCAAAAATCAGGACTTGCAAGTAAATATACTACACATAGTAGAGTAACAGATTCAATTATTTTATATCAACCGCACGATTCTAAAATATCTTATAAAACAAATTATGAAAACGCAGAAACACAACTTGCTGGGTTTTTAGGACAGACTAGTAAAGATTTGCTTGACGGTAAATTTTTAGATACACTAAAAGCACTTGGTGGTGCAGGTGGTGAGTATGTTAAAAATGCATTACTTGGTACATTAGAAATTATACCTGGTGTTGGAGATGCTAGTGCCGCTGTTGATAAAGCAAGAGGTAAAGCAGTCAATCCACAATTAGAATTTGCGTTTAAGTCTGTTCCTTTTAGACAATTCTCATACCCATTTGTATTCGCACCTCGTAATAGAAAAGAAATGGAAACAGTACATAACATTATCGCAAAGTTTAAATTTGCTATGATGCCAGACATACCTAAAAACAGTCCATTGTTTATCTCACCTAGTGAGTTTGAAATAAGATATATGTACAAAGACACAGAAAATTTATATATGCCAAAAGTAAGTCGTTGTGTATTAACAGATATGGAATTAGATTACGCACCAGAAGGTAAATTTACAACGTTTAGAGGTGATGAAAAAGGTGCTTCACCTACAGTTATCAATATGACTTTATCATTTACTGAATTAGAAGTAATGACAAAAGCAAGAATAGCAGACGGATACTAATATGGCAGGATATTTTACATACTTTCCACAATTTACGTATGATGTCAAAGGCGATGGTACTGCTAAATTAGTTACAGACATTTTACGAAGAGTCAAAGTTAGAAATCAAATTAGAGATAACGTTTCATTCTTTGACAAATACAATGTACAAGATGGAGAAACACCTGAAGATATAGCATATAAGTTATACGGTGATTCAGAATTACATTGGGTAGTACTAATGGTCAATAATGTAAAAGATAGATTCTTTGACTGGCCGTTATCACAAATACAGTTTCAAAATTATTTACAAAGTAAATATACTGATCCTGATGGCGTACATCATTATGAGATTACGCAATCAAGTGGTCCAACAACAAGTACAGATAATTCTCACATTATCGAAGTCAATTCAAGTGAAGTCGGAGCAACTGCCGTTACCAATAGAGAGTATGAAGACAGATTACAAGATAGTAAAAGGCAAATACAAATATTAGATCCAGACTACTTGCCTTACTTTGTAACTGAATTTGAAAAACAAATTGGTAGAGGTTAATGGCATCAGCATACGATATTATTCAAAAAGATAAATTAAGAGCACCTGGTGACCTTTATTGGCCAGAAGTGTTATTGGTATCTTACGTCAATGGTCCTTCTAACGCACCTAAACGATATGAAATTAAATCACTTATTGCTAACATAGCAATCTACGAAGACTTATACACTAAAACTTTACAAGGTGAAGTCGCACTAGTCGATGGACAGAATTTACCAGTCAATTTACCTTTGACAGGCACAGAAAGATTAGAATTTAAGTTTGAAACACCTGGTATGACCAGAGGTTATGACTTTACTGCTGAAACAGGTAGTCCAATGTACATCTACAAAATAACGAATCGATCTGCTGCTAATGATACAGCACAATCTTATGTTCTACATTTTTGTAGTAGAGAAAAGATAGTCAATGAACAGAAAAGAGTTTGTAAAGCATTCACTGGAACAGTCGATTATAATATTATTTCACTATTAAGAGATAGACAAGGATTAAACACTAAAAAGAGATTTTTCTTTGAAGAAGCAAAAGACGTACAGAAATTTACAATACCTAATTTACATCCATTTGATGCTATTGATTTAATGGGACGAAACGCACGATCATTAAGATTTAACAATGGTGGGTTTTTATTCTATGAAACATCACAAGGATTTCACTTTCGTACGTTAGAATCACTTTACGCACTTATGCAAGACGCTGCTCGACCTGTGATAGGACGATTTACAGTCAATGATCCTAAAAACAAAGATGTAACGTCTGGTAAAGATATGATTAAAGAAATGCAAAAGGTTATTGATATGAACGTAGTTGAACAGTTTGACACATTAAAAAATCTAAACCGTGGGTCTTATGCAAGTCGTTTAATTGAATACGATAGTATTAGAAAGTCTTATGCTGAAAATGATTACGATTATCATAGTGAGTTCGCAAACTATCATCACACCGAGCACGATGGTACAGGCAATCGAAAAGCAGATGGTTTTTCAGTACCTTTTACACCTTACGCAAACGAAGGTGAAAACAAACTATCTGATAATTATAATGGACGAATACTATTGACTGCTAAAACGACAGGTGTTCATAATGATTACGAACAAGTATCAAAGACAACGTATTTACAACATATGATTAGCGAAAGAACGTTACTCAACACACAAAGACTAGAATTAGATATGTATGGCAACACACAAGTATCCGTAGGAGATATGGTTGCTGTATCTGTACCTAATATCGAACCTGTACAAAAGATTGCAAAAAAAGGACAAAAAGACTTTGATCCTTATTTAACAGGACGTTATTTAATTACTTGTGTAAAACATACGTGGGATAACACTTCAAAGAAACATTTAATGAAATTAGAAGTATGTAAAGATAGTCAAAATTATGCATATCCAATAGAATTTCAAAATACATTTGAACATAGAGAATATGACAATAGTATAAGAAATATAGCACAATATACATTAGATGACAAGATAATCAACAGCGGGTTAGACGATGGCGATTAAAAGATATACATTAACATTCAAAGGCATTGTGAGAAAGTCGCTGAAGACTAAAGAAAGGCAGAAACAATTATGAAAATGATTAAAGACATAGTTAAACGATTGCATAGACTGATACACAACAACGTAGGGTGTGTATGTAGAGGTAGTTGTGTAGAAGAAGTTAAAAAGAAGAAAACAAAGAGAAAATCAAAGTAAATCAAAGGTTTTCAAACGACGGAGAGGTATAAGGAGTAGAATATATAGAAAG